CTCCGGGATGCCCAGCTCCACCGAGCGAGACGAGTGGGGCGCCTGCACATTCTTTGGCACGGTGCCGCTTCTCCCGCCAACGCGGGTGGACGGTTACGGCGTAGCACGGCCGTGCCTGGCTGCGGTCATTGAGGGCATCACTGCGTATGCGGGGATGAGCGACCTGAGCCGTAGCTTCACTTTGTCTGGGCAGCGCAGTAAACGAGGAGCACCGTATGGTGTATCCTGTGGTCGGGAGAGGGATACGGCTTATCGGCCCGTGTCGGCCTATAACACGGCACCCCACTACCCTCGTCACCATGGCAACCCGTGCGCTGGAAAGGTGCGGCCGCACCGTCCCCGGCAAAACAATGTCTCTGAACCGGCTTTAGTTGCCGGTGTAGGAGACCACTGGCAGGGAACGCTAACCATCACCGGCTCCAATGCGCGTCTGGGCGCTGAAATGCCGGTGGCCCTGTCTCTTTTTTAACATGATCTCTTGGCCACCCCAAAACTTCCGCGTCGAAGTAGACGGCATCGGCACCTGCCGCGTGCTCTACGTTGTCGCGCAAGGTGGCCTTGAAAACGATTACGTCACCGTTTGCCGCGAGAATGGCGGCCGGTGGCTGACCGCGCGCATCGACCAGCTCGCGTGCGCGGAGAATCCGACTTTGGACATTTTGGGCGCCGCGCCGGTTTAATCAACGGCTTGGGGAAGCTGGCGTTGCGCAAACGCACCGGCCGGCGCCCGATCTACTTCGTGAACGAGCACGCACAACGCTTCAAGCCCACACCGCACCCCGTCATGCAGGTCGATCTCGACTTGCTCGAGAAATTGGGGCCGGACGAGGGCTGGAAATATCTTAAAACACGCGAAGAGCTGATCGCCCGCGAGGCCAGCGACCCGTTTCGCTATGGCTACATCCCGCCGGTGTGGAAGCGCGCGTCAGAGCTGCTGGAAAAGCACCGCGAAATCCTCGTCATGGGCGGAAACCGTAGCGGCAAGACCGAGTGGGCGGCCAAGGAGGTCATCAAGACGCTTTATTCTAAGCCAGGCTCAGTTGTTTGGTGCTTTCAGACGACCGCGCCGAACTCCATTGAGTTGCAGCAGCCGCGCATTTGGAAATATATGCCTCCGGAGTGGAGGAACGCGCGGAAGGGGCAAGTCACAAATATAACGTTTAGCGTTAAGGGGGGCTATACAGAGGGAAAATTCGTGACGCCCCAGGGCAGCGTCTGCGGGTTCCGAAATTACGCTCAAGATCCAAGCACACTGGAGGGCGGCGAGATCGACTTTGCGTGGTGCGACGAATTGGTCCCTCTTGATGTCCTCGAAACCCTCCGTTTCCGGTTGGTTGACCGCAACGGCAAGCTCGCCGTCACCTTCACGCCGGTCGAAGGCTGGTCGCCGACCGTGGCCGACTACCTAAGCGGCGCCAAGACCATCACCGACACCGACGCCGAGCTGCTCCCGCTCAAAAACGACAAGGGCGAAGTCTCCGGCTACGACAAAGTGCCCATCGAGCAGATCAATCCCAAGGGCCGCCCGATCCTTTACTTCCACACGCAGAGCAATCCTTGGGCCGGTTGGTCGCGGATGAAGAAGGAGTTGCAAAGCGAGACTAAGGAGAAGATTTTATGCAGGGCTTACGGCGTCCCGACCAAAGCCATCTCCGGCCGCTTCCCGCTGTTCAATCCCAAGGTCCATGTCATTCGCCATTCGGAAATACCGAACGGCACCCGCTACCATTGGGTCGATCCGGCGAGCGGCAAGAACTGGGCGATGATCTGGACGGTCCACGATACGTCCGGCCGCATTGTTGTCTACCGCGAATGGCCCGACCAAACGTCCTACATCGAAGGCGTCGGCTACGCCGGCGAGTGGGCGCTGCCGGACGGCAAGAAGCTCGACGGAAAACCCGGACCCGCGCAGCAGGACTTCGGCTTCGGCCTCGAGCGCTACAAGGACGAAATCCTCCGCGTTGAAGCCGGCGAGGAAATCTTTGAGAGATGGATGGATTCGCGCTACGGCAACGCCCGCACGCTCGGCAAGGAGTCGCCGACCACGTTGATCGACGAGATGGCCGACCTCGGCATGCTCTTCACGGCCACGCCGGGCGACAGCATTGACGAGGGCGTCAGCATGATTAATGACGCGCTGTCCTACAACCCCGAAAAGCCGGTGGACGCCCGCAACCAGCCGAAGCTCTACATCTCGGAGAACTGCAAGAATGTCATCTACGCCCTGCAAACTTACACTGCGGCTGACGGTAAAAAGGGAGCGACCAAAGACTTTATCGACTTGCTTCGTTACGTTTGCCTCTCCGACGCCATCAACGTCGAGGGCGACATCCTGCGCAGCCACGGAGGAGGCAGCTACTGATGAGCGAGCGCGACCAGTTATGGAGCGATCTTGCGCGCCGCAATCCGAGGCTGCTTGAAGACCCTCATTTTACCGGCGCGGGGCTGCGCAGATTCTTTGAGCGCGTCTACGATGCAGGATTCAACAACGGCTACAGCGCCGCAAAAGAGCACAGCGGCCTCAACACCGGAGCCGATATGTTTTCTCACATATTTGGAGGCTTCCGCAAATGACCCAAGCACCGCCATCCCCGCCCAGCCGCCTGCGCCCGCAACGCCGCGGCAGCGACATCCCGCGCTGCGGCATCTGTGCCAAGCCGCTTCGTATCGGCGAGATCCACGGTGAGGACTTCCAGCTCGGCATGGTCTGCACTGAATGCGGCCCGCACGTCGTCGCCGCCATCTGGGCGCTCGAGCGCATGGTGCATAGGCGCTAAAGCGTCACAGATCACACATTAACCCGGTTCACATGCGTAAAACATCACAAATGACGACTTAAGCAAGTCAATCGACTGCATTCGCCATTCGCAAACCCCGAACACAAACACCTTAAAAACTATGCTATTCGCAAAATCCAAAACCATCCCAACCGACCGCTACCAAGTCACCGACAACTTCGACCCCAAGGGCGCCTTGTCCTTCACCCGCGAGCAAGCTCCGCCGGCCTTCCTCGCCGTGATGACCGAGCTGCAGGACCGCATCGCCGACACCTCCCTGCTCGTCTCCACGATGGCCACCGCCAAAGAACCCGGCTGGCTCGCCCACGCCAGTGGCCAGCTCAATGCCCTGCTCGAGCTGTGGGACACCCTGGAGCAGCGCCGCGCGGACGCCTCGCGCCTAGAGTAGCCGCATACTTTTTGCGCAATAGTTTTTGCGACTGAAGGGCAAGCGAGAACAACAACTCAGCAAAAAGTATGCACCGGTCAACTATTCGGTAGCATCGAATGGTTCCCGCTTAGGTTGCCGTTCGCCGACACCCCGAAATGTCACCGTGCGCCGACCTGTCACTAACTGACAGATTGCTGCAAACCGCATAACCTTGTGCGCGCTATCCTGCGTTTTGCCACAAAACGCCGCACATTTTGTGTCACAAAGTGACATCACTTGTGCGGAACTATAGCAACTTCTATCCAGCGAAGTATCGCACAACGATACCGTACTGGGTGTATCAACAGTGAGTTGTGCCCTCATGGCACGTGGTTGTTGATCGGACTGGCAGACGCTCTGCCTGGCACTACTTGGAGGTTTTTCCATGGACGAAGGGAAAGCAGCTACGGCTGCAGGTACGGACGATATTCTTTCACTAGCTCTTGATGAGCTGCGGCCACCGGCCGAGCGCACCGAGGAAGAAGTGAAGCCGGAGGAATCCGGTGATCTTTCAGAAGCGACCGAGGACAGCGAAAGCTCCGAGGACGAAGACGAGGAAGGCGAGGCGCCCTCACCGGACAAGATCCAGAAGCGCATCAATAAGCTGACGGCCCAAAAGAAGGCCGCAGCCGAAGAAGCCGCCACCGTCAAAGGCCAATACGAGGAAGCCCAAAAGCGCCTCGCCGAGCTGGAAGCCCAGGTCAACGAAGCGGCCCGCCCGGTTTTGCAGCCGACCGCAGAGAACCCACTGGCCGATGTAGATACCCCTGACGCGCTTGAAGCGAAAATCAAGTCCGCGCAGGAAGTCCGCCGCTGGGCCTTAAAAAACAGCGACGGCGCCACGGTCAAGCGGCCGGACGGCAGCGAGGTCTACGTGGACAGCGACCAGGTCAAAGACTACCTCCTCAAAGCCGACGATGTTCTAACCATCCACGCCCCGGCACGCCAGCAATGGCTCGCCCAGCGTCAACCGGCCGTCGAGGCAGCACGCAACCTCTTCCCCGACATCTTCAAAAAAGGCTCGCCGATGCACGCGGCGTTCCAAGCCACAGTCAAGCAGGCGCCAGAGCTTCTGAAGCTCCCGCAAGCCGAATACTGGGTCGGTCTGGCCCTCTACGGAGAGCAGACCCTCATGGCCAAACAAGCCGCCGACCAAGCCAAGAGCAAGGCCGCCGGCAAAGTCTCGTCCGCGAAAGTAGCAGCGAAAACGCCGACACCTGTAAAGCCGATCAGCGCGCCGAAAACTTCGACCAAAGGCGCGTCCAAAGTGACGCGCGACAGAATGCTCGCCTCGGGTCGTCTTGATGACGTTGCCGATTTTATGAGCGAAGCGCTGTTCGGATAAACCCAACAAACCTTAGAAAAATCTAAATACCATGTCAGCTCCCGCAGGAACTCTCTTCCCAGCAGTTGGCAACCGCGAGGATCTCCTCGACGTGTTGACCGTTGTTGATGCGAAGAATACACCTATCAGCTCGTCTGTCGCCAAAACCGGCGCCGACATCACCAATCCCTCCGTCTACTCCTACCTCGCGGATTCCTACAACTCGCCCTCCACGGACGGCGTTGTTGATTCCGCCGATGTGTCCGAGTTCTCGGATGCCACCGCCAACCGCGTCCTCCTGAGCGCCCGCGCCCAGAAGATGCGCCGCACCGTGCGCGTGTCCGACTTCCAGGCCAACTTGGCCGATGTCGCCGCTATCGGCCGCAAGAAGGAATTCGCCCGCGCGACCGCCAAAGCTCTCACCGAGCTGAAGCGCGACATCGAGGCGACCATCAGCTCGGACAACGACTCCGTCGAAGGTTCCGGCTCGACCGCCTACAAAACGCGCGGCCTCGGCGCCTGGATCGCATCCAGCCCGACCGCCGACCTCCCGGTGCCTGCCTCGCAGCTCACACCGTCCGCGTCGATCACCAACACGGCGACCGGCTCGCTCACCGAGACCAACTTGCAGGATGTCTTGCAGTCCATCTACGAGCAGACCGGCAGCCAAGACAGACTGATTTTGGTTGCCGGCCCTTCGCTCAAGAAGGCCATCACCAACTTCACGCGCTTCACGGTCAACAGCACCTCGAACGTGTTCAACCTCCGTCAGACCGCGCAAGCCGCTGGCTCCGACAAACTGGTGTCGAACATCTCCTTCTACGAAGGCGACTTCAGCACCGTCGAGATCGTCACGTCCTTGTTCCTGGCCGCCAACGCCAGCACGGATGACGAGAAATACGCCCGCGGCTACGTCATGTCGCCCGACCACCTCATGCTCCGCTACGGACGCCGTCCCCGGTTCCAAGAGCTGGAAGACCAAGGTGGTGGACCTCGCGGTTTGGTGGACGCCATCGTCTCCCTCGCCGTCATGTCGCCGAAGGCCATGGCGAAGTTCAACGCTGTTTCCTAATTCAACCAAGAAACTACTAACTAGGATATAATTAGCATGAAAGTGTTTGAACTTCCCGCAGAAACCAAAGCCGCCACAGGCTTCACGCACAAGGCCATCGTCACGCACGAAGACCTCACCGAGTCCACCGCCGACACCGACCAGACGCTCTCGCTTCTGGCCCTCGAAGCCGGCGATGTGGTCACCACGGCCGCCATCAAGCTCGTCACCCCGTTTGAGGATGCGGGTGACGCGGCCCTCGACGACACCAAGGTTCAACTCGGCGACAGCTCCGACGACGACGAATACGTCGCCGCTACGCAAGTCAACGAGAACGACACCGCGGTGGGCTTCGTTGCCGCCGCTCCCGCCAGCGTTCCGTTCGCCTACACGGCGGCCAGCGCGGTCGAACTCTTGGTTGAGTCGATGGCGGCCAAAAGCCTCAGCAACATCGACACCGGTGAACTCCACGTTTACCTGGGCGTCACCAAACTGAGCGACCTCTAAGCGTCTTAACACACTGCGGCCCCAGCAATGGGGCCGTAGGAGTTAGGATGTCAGATCAAATCTTCGGCGATCTGGTCGCCGACATGGATGGCGAGTTAGCGCAACTTGTCCGGGATGAGCTAAAGACCGGCTGGCACGCCCAGCAAGTCATGGCCGGCATCCAATCCACCCGCGCCAAGCAGCTCAACGACCAGATCGAGCACTGCACCGTCGATGGTCTCGGCCAGCATGTCATGGACGTGCCGGCCGATGCTTATTTCGCGTGGCAACAACACCTTGGCCGCGACTGCTGGGGCGACAAGTCGTTCCGCTCTTGGTTCCTCAAGAAAAACCCGCAGTGCGCGGTCAACTACACTCCACGCAATCCCACCGTCCTCGTCCCATGACTCTTAAACGAGAAGACCTCACCAAGATCATCGGCGACATCGACCAGGCCGACGCTGACGGCTCCCAGTATCAACAGCGCAAGGTCAAAAACTTCAACACCCGCTACTGCATCTGGCCGGGACAGACCGACGACGGCCGCAAGCACCAGAGCGCCTACGGCAAGAAAATCTTTCCTTTCGAGAATGCCGCAGATACTCGCGTTTTTCTTTCCGAATCGCTGATCCGCGAGCGTGTCATAGCCTTGGTTAACGCCTTTTTTAAGGCAAGAATCCAAGTGCAGCCCGTCGAATCCATGGACGTGGCCAAGCGCAACGCCATCGACACCGTCCTCAAGTGGCTCATGGGCCATTGCCTGGACGACCTGCGGCGCGAAGTCCGCTTGGCCGCCGAGACCCGCGAGACCTACGGCCTCGCCATCATGGCCATCGACTGGGAGCAGCAGACCCGCGTCGAGATCAAGCGCTTCACCATGGAAGAGGCCATGATGATGCTGCAGGAATCCCAAGACCCCAACCTCCAAGCGCTCCTCGAGGTCATTCTCGACCCCGAACAAGAGGAGTTAGCCGCCCAACTGATGGGCGAAATCATCCCCGAGCTGGGCACCGCGGCCAAAGTCCGCACCTTCCGCGAAAAGGGCGAAGTCGAGTGGGAGCAGCCGTATATTTTCTCCAGCAAGCCAGTCGTCCGCGCCCTTGAGCCGTGGGAAGACATCATCTTCCCGATCCAAACGGATTCTATCCAACGCGCACCTTTCGTCGCCCGCCGGGAACTCCTCAGCGAGTTTGAACTCCGCGAGCGCGCCACCCTGGAAGGCTGGGACAGCGAATGGGTCGAGCGCGCCGTGAAGCACAAAGGTGAGCTGAAGCGCATCCACCTCAACATCCACCGCAGCGACAACTTCCTCTTCGAGCAGCTCCGCGACCTCATCGAAGTCTGGCACGTCTACAAAAAGGAGCACGACCCGCGCACTAATGCCACCAAGGTCACCCGCACGGTCCTCAGCTACAACATCACCGATAAGCCGGCGATCCATGAGTTGATGCCGTATGAGCACGGCTTGTATCCCTTCGTTGAATTGCCCCGCGAGCGCAACACGCGCCCGCTGCTGGAGGCGCGCGGCATTCCCGAGATCACCCAGACCGCCCAAGAGGAGTGCAAGATTCAGCGCGACTTCCGGGTTGATAGAAGCTCGTTGGCGATCCTTCCGCCGCTCAAGACGCCGGCCGCCCGCGGAAAATTCGACCTCGTCCTCGGCCCCGGCACGCAAATTCCCGAAAGGCGCCCCGGCGAGATTAGCTGGATGGCCCCGCCGCCGTTCGATCAGGGCAGCATTGAGGTTGAGATGGCCACCCGCGCCGACGTGGACCGCTACTTCGGCCGCATGACCGACACGGTCAACCCCAACATCTCAATGCTCCACATGCAGGAGTTGGTCGATAGCTGGCTCCTCGACATGAAACTGGTGGTCTCCCAGATCATGCAGCTTGCCCAGCAATACATGACGCCGGAAGAGGTCGCCCGCGTCACCGGCAACGCAGTGCCCATGACCGAAGGCGCCGCCGACATCCGCGGACAGTTCGACGTGACGGCGGATTTCGATGCCCGCACGTTGGACGCAGCCGCCCTCGAGGCCAAACTTACGTTCGTCGCGCAGACCCTAGTGCCCTTGGATTCTTTCGGTATTTTGGACCGCGCAAATTTGATCCGCTACATGATGGCCGCCCTAGATCAAAACCTCTCCGACCTCATCGTGCAGGACATCGGAGTAGCCACCGCCGCCGAGCAAGAAGACGAGCAGCTCGCATTTACAAAAATCGCCGCCGGCACTGAGCCGCCGCTCAAAGAAGGCGGTCAAAACGCGCAAGTCCGCCTGCAAACCTTGCAGCAAATCATCCAGTCCAACCCCGCCGTCCAGCAGCGGTATCAGCAGGACGAAATCTTTAGGAAGATGATCGACGCCCGCGCCCAAGCCTTCCAGTTCCAACTCCAGCAGCAGCAAAACGCCGTCATCGGCCGAGTCGGCGCCCAGCCCGCGCTCCAGCAAATGCAGCAAGACCAGCAACTCGGCATGACCGCCGCA